TGAAACAAATACAGCAACCCATTGGTACAGCATGTAATCCCAGTCCATGTACCTATCTTTTGATGGAATCTTTCTTGTCATACGACCATGATTACCTACCACACAAGGTACTTTGATCTCGTCAAAGTGTGGCGCAAGGAACATGAGGGCTTGGCTGATGATCTTCGCTCCATACATCATCTGCATCATACAGTTATCTATATTAGTCCGAGCGAGCTCTTCGTGGATATCGCCCGAAATCATGTCGCCAAGCATAGGGATAACTAACTCATCCACATCGCAGATATTGCGTCTGTATTCCGCTAGGGTAAGGACTTGATTAGACCACCCCCACATGCGTCTACTAAACAATTCGATATCATACTCATTTAGTCCGACTGTCTGTTCTTTCTTTACGTTGTCCCCTACATGGGTGTCCGTAAGGGGAGCGACCATAACTTGGGATGCTTTCCCTCGTTTCTTAGCCCCCGGCTTCCTAGTCGGATACTGCTTGGTGGGTTTGAGAGGGGTTACATATCTTTTAATTGTATCCACAAGGATTTCAGATCGAGTTGAATCTTTCACTACCCGCTCATAGAGTTTCTTATAGTAGACTGATTCAGCTTTATAGGTAGCTACTCTTTTGTCTAGACGGATACGATCTTTTATGAAATCTTCCTCTTCTTCGGGAGCAATTTCATCTGCCATATCCGCAGCAGCCTCATCAAGGAGGGTATCGAAATCAAGGACTTCCCTATCGTACCAGCGTTGTATGGTAGACCTGTGAAGCTCTACCCCGTATTCTTCGGCTAACCACCTAGTTAAGCCTGTCCATGTCTGCCCTGCTTGTCTTTTCTGTATTAACTCTCGCTTCGCAATTTCTGGAATCATACACCCTCCCAACTATGCTTATACTATTTCTACTATTAGTCTACTTCTACAGGTACATCCATGTCAATAGCTTTTATTAAATCTATCACCGTGCCTCCGGAATCTAAGGTACTAGCAATGTTTTCCATTTTTACAAGCTTAGAAGTATAGCCCTGCTGTCCTTTTAGGGGTTTAAACCTCCCGCCACGGCCCCAAGGATTACGAACTTTACCCCTATGAGTCTCGTTGGTAGGGGGTTCGTTTACTCCTACACCACCAGTAGTATCTCTATTCTCCGGTCTTAAAGCCTTCCGAACATCGTCAACTAACCATTCAGCGAATTTCTGTACTGATACAGATTTACTAGTAGTGAGCTGATTAACTTGTTCGTCTCTAAGGAATCTATCTAATTTAGTAACTCCGGAAGTTTGATACTTATCCTTCTTTTTCTTCTTCTTTTTCTTCCCTTTAGTAGAGTTCCTCATCCCTAAGCGTCGTTTAGAATCACCGCCATAGGTTGGAGAAAACACTCCGGGGTCTGAGGCGACTGCTACTGTGCCCCCACCGGCTAGACCGCCCCCGCCATCTCCTCCACCACCTTCTTTCATCATAGCAATTTCTTCAGTATCCTCAGAAGTTTTGGGAATTATATTGCGGTTCTTCAAATCGGATTCTAAAGTGTTCGCCATACCTTCTCTGGCAGAGTCTTGTCTACTTTGCTCTCTATTTTCTGCTAGAGCCTGATTATTTCGTCTAACAACATCTTCCAATTCCTGTTGCGGAGTTCGGGTATCAGATGACTCTTTTCTTTTTACAGGGCCTAAATCGGGATTCCGTCGTGCCTTCTCAATAAGAAATACCCGCAAAGCGTCTAATTTACTCATCTTGCATAATATCCTCAGTTATTGGGTCAGGTGGTGTTACTGTATTTGTTTTAACTTCTGGGGGTTTAGCAAAAGTAGCTTTCTCTACTCTAGCTAACCTACCACTATGCAAAAAGGCTACGAAATTATTGTTATCCTGCGAGAACCATAACTTTGATCCGTCCTCAGATAATTCTTTAACTAGAGGGGACGGATAACCTTTCTCCATAAGGTCTTGCATCCAAGACTTGGTAGCAAACATATCGTAAAACTCTTTTCTCTTTTCTGAAGTTTTATCGGTCTCATTCTGAACAGCTACCATACTATTATCTGGGGTAATCCCCCCAAAGATACCTTTATGCTTTCGCTTATGCCTAGGGATGGTTTTCGCTATTTGCTGCTGAAGTAGTTGCGCTAATTCTGGGGCCATCTGTTCTTCACCTGCCTCTTCCCCACCTGCGCCTTCTTGCTGCTGTTGTGCCATCTCTGCCTGTTGCTCCATCTGCTCCATCTGTTGTTTAGCTTGCTCAACACCCAGTTCCATCTGCTCCGTCTGTGCCTCTATCATCTTAGGCTTACCGGAAATCACGAAACGAGCTTCTTCCACATCTACATCAGGGTCTTTCAGATGAATCGTGTACCCTAGTTGTGCTAACTGAGCCGCTAGCTGGGTACGTTGCAAAGCAAAACTTATGCGGGTAGCTTCTGCCTTTTCTTCTGGGTTGGGTAATTCCATCTTCCAATCCGTCACATTGAATGCTCTTAGGATATGAGGGAAAACTTTTTCGTGGAATATTCTTTGGTCGCCTTCTACAACCCTGCTCATAACTACAAGTTGCTGAGTTTGGGTAGATAGCCCACCAAAAGCTTCTGGGGCACCCTGCCATGCAGGAGTTACACCCCACATAGCTGCCACACGTTCTCTGATTTCCTGTCGTACAGGCAGGTAATCCATCTCCTGAAGCGTGTGGAACAAACGTACCATATCGACCCTACCCCTTTGGTTACGGCTAGATACCGCTACCATCGGGATAAAGTTAGGGTCTGCTTTTACATTCGCTACGAGATTAGCCCGCTCACGACGAAGACTTTCTGGGTCATCTGTGTGTACCATCAACATGGAAGAGGGCATCTTCCTCTCGAAGAAATATCTATACAGGTTTTTATCCATACCTATAAGAGTTAGTGCCTTTTCAAAGACAGTCAGTATTGGCGACCACCCATATGTTTCTGATGGTGAGAATTTAGAAATATGAATAATTTCATCATCAAAAAGATATATATTAGTTTCTCTGTGACGGTATCTATACATAACAGGAACTCTTTTGTGTCCCTTATCACATTTACCTTCTACTTCAGTTACATCATTTCTATCTATGGGGCAAACCCAGTGTGAGTTTTTAGGGAGTCCTTTATTATCTAAATCAAACTCTATAAGAGCCGGGTTCAACCTACGTATTTCTCTAACTTTAGATGATATAGATTTATCTTTCTTATCTACATAATAGTCTTTTACCAGATAGATGAAAGCATCATCTGTAGAGTTCAAATCAAAGTGGGCTTGTCTAAGAACTTGCTCTAAACTTTGATCAAAGACATTACAATCATCTATATATCTACGCAACCTCTCGACTTGCCCGTGATCAGGATTTTCCGTGTCAGGAATAAGTTTCAAGCCTCGTCGGAAAACTTCATTGGTTATGTGATGGAGGGGTGCTCTAATCTCTTCTACCTGCATTGCTATAGTCTGTATATCTTGAACAAGTTGTTTCCGATACGCCATCTGGTTGCGTATCCAACCATTCACTACAGTTTCAATTCCTAGGGTAGGAGTTCTCCCTGATTCAGACCCACCAACCTCATTGTAGTTGCCCTTCATCAGATTAAGCCAATCTAAGGTGGTGTTAATCTGCCCCAAACCTTTTACAAGTTCAGGAACCTCCGGTAAATAATCTTCTAATTTCATGTATTAATCCTTGAGTATTCCGTCCATGTCCCCCATAGCAGCTAGCTTTAACACCGCTCCTAGGGCTTCATACTTTAGCTCAAAAGTATCACTTCTTCTAGTTTGTGCCGTAAGGTCTTCTTTTTCAGATTGTAGCTTTACTATATGTTCCTGAAGTCCTATAATTTGATTATTTAAGTCATCATTATCTGCTGAAGACGCATTTGCTAAAACTCCGAGACGAGATGCCTCTTTTACTAAGGAAAGGAACGCTCCTTCCTTAACAATTGTCACTGCTGAACTTTCATCTGGCACATCTTCATCGGGTTCCAGAACCTTTAATTCATCATGCCACGTATCTAATATGCGCCAAGTCCCCGTACTATCTTGATTAGCCACATACTGTTCGCCACGCTCTCTTAACATATTTCCTATAGCCATACTACACTCCTTAACTTTAATCTACTCTTATTATACTACTAATCTACAGTTTTATGCAATGTGGCATTTAGACCACCCACAAGACTTACAAGTTACGCAACCACTTTCTTCAACATGATACGGGGTAGCACAGCATTCCCCACCTGTCGCAAGCACCGGGACTAATTCTGGAGAACTTACAGCCTTCAAAAAATCTAATTGTAGAGGTTTAGAAGTAACACTGGTAGTTTGTGTAGACTTAGCTTTTACTAACACTTCTTTCTCCCTACTACCTGATCTATACACAGTTATACCTTTACATTTGGTTTCCCATGCAAGTTTATAAGCAGTATACACATCTTCAACGGTTGCCTCGTTAGAGAAATTAATAGTTTTAGAAATTCCTGAATCGCAGAACTGTTGGAAAGCAGATTGCATAAGTACGTGTGCTTCAGGAGAGATGTCTTCGGCTGTTACGTATACACCTTTTGCCCATTCCGGAACATCATGTCGAGTTTTTATAGACCCCCCATTAGAAATATAATCCATTAAATCTTCTGAATAAAAATTATACTTTTTAGCGTCTTCTTCAAAGTATTTATTTACATAATAAACTGTCTCACCTTCTAGGATATTTGTCTTCTTCCATGCCAAAGCAAAGGTTGGTTCTATACCACTAGAGGTATCTGCTAACATAGATATAGTGCCTGTAGGTGCTACTGTAAGGCGGCAAGCGTTTCTCAGTTTTCTATCATGTTCCGCATACTCACTCTTCTCCCAAGCAGGAAAAACTCCTCTAGCCTTCCCTAATCGTAAGGATTCGTTATCTGCGATATCTTGGACGAAGCCCATTATATGATTCCCTATCATCCGCCCAGCTTCCGTGTCATACCCCACTCGTAATTGAATTAACAGATCGGCAAAGCCCATAATACCTAATCCAATTTTACGAGTAGCTTTTGTCATCTCCTCTATTTCGGGGGTAGCATAATAATTAGCATCAATAACATCATCTAAAAATCTAGTAGCTAACCGTATACTTTTATCTAATTTATACCAATCTACATTAATTTTCCAATCTAGTGAGGGTTCTGAGGAACCAGAGAACTCAGACGGTACGAAGAAGTTGGCTAGGTTTAAAGACCCTAGATTACATGATTCATTACCTAATAGAGGTTGTTCTCCGCAGGGATTTGTAGCTATCATCCGACCATATTGGGCAGTTACTTTATTATCTTTATTTATAGTATCTAAAAATACTAGTCCGGGTTCTCCATTCCTCCATGCGCCATAAACCATCTTATTAAACACTTCTGTAGCGTCAAGTTCACCTACCACTTCATTAGACCGGGGATTTATCAACGGGTAACGAGTTCCTGCTTTTACCGCAAGCATAAAATCATCAGTAACTCCCACTGAAATGTTGAAGTTATGAATCTCGCCTTCAACCCGCTTGCAGTCAATGAACTCAAGAATGTCGGGGTGGTGTACGTCCATGACTGCCATGTTTGCGCCATCACGCTTACCCCCCTGTGTGATCATTGAAGATACGCGTGAAAGAGTCTTAAGCACTTCTATTGGCCCACAGGATATCCCGTGCGTGGTCTTTATTCTATCTCCCTTAGGTCGGAGTTTAGACAAGGCAAAACCAGTGCCTCCTCCAAATTTCTGCACCATAGCTGCATCATGCGCTGCCTTCATAATACCTTCCATGCTGTCCTCAAGCGGGAGCACGAAACAAGCTGACAAAGTACCCTGTTCTGTACCAGCATTCATGAGAGTGGGGGAATTAGGCACGAAATCTAACGAGGACATCATACCATAAAAATCATTAGCTGAAAGTTGTGTTTCTACTGCAAGCTTCCCATACCTTGTTTCAATACTACTAATTGCGTCAGCTACTCGCCTAAACATCTTATCTGCATTCTCAATAGGTTTGTTCTCATCATCTTTTAAATAATATCGTTTTCGTGCTACCAATTCAGCTTGTGCTGCTAACGTTACCATGTACTACCCCCTAATTATTACTTCCGGAACCCACAATATAAACAAAGACCTCTCTCAGGTATCCACACATTCGGGCCACAGTTAGCATCCTCACATTCAGGATTTAGTGGTCTGGGGGCAGGATCGGTGTCGGGGTTAGTTTTATTATACCCTAAAAGCTTCGCTTGCACAGCCTGTGCAGGGTTTTTTTCGGCATCATTCACAGCAGTTTCCAAATCTTGCAAAATCTCTTGCACATTCCCTACAGTCTGCACTTGATATCGGGAAGATTCATAACATGCTTGTAGTGCCATTGCAATAGAGAAGAAGGCATCTCCGTGCCCCATAGGAGTCTCAGGGGCTTTGAGTTCATTGTTTACTGATAGTATTTGAGAAGTTTGTCGTTCATCAGCTAATAATTTTGTATTACCTTCATGGACATAAGTTTCGAAAATCTGCGCCATGGTCATTTTACTTTTCACTGTGAAGTGCATAGGCCACCATTTCGCATCTAATCCCCTATCTTCTAGTTCACCTCTCGTATTATCTATGTATCCTTTAGTAAGATTGAAATTCTGGGCAACCTCGTTTAGAAATTCTATTTGCGCCGTGTAGTCCCAACCATCTAACCATGTCTGATGTATTTGCTCTATGTTGTCCCCACTCTTTTTAAAGATGACAAGGTGCGAAGGGTGTCTCTTTTTCCCAACATCGAAGCCAGCATAGATACGATCTGCCTCAGGGAACTCATGCTTATGATTAGCTGGGTAACTCCTAAGAGTATAGTCTAATACTTTAGCTATATCGTCCTCAGAAAAATAAGATTCTTGACTCAAAAATGGTTTTAGCAGGAACTCTGATGCGAAAGATTTAGGTTTTGCTTTCTGTTGTTCTAGTAACCACTCCTCGCTATATAATTCTGGCATCAATACTCGTCTCCCCGGTACTGGGTCGAACGCAGGGAGTTTCCTATATTTAAATCGGGAATCTGTCTCAAGCTTTGCTAAGATATCGCCGGGGAGCATCGGAGTACCCATCACTACAACCGGTACACCTTTGTTAGGTATAAACATAGATTCAGTCATGAAGTGTTCTTCAATTTTATTTATTTGAGATAGGTTCAATGGGTTCTCAGGGTCTTTCAGGATATCATCTGCTATCAAAGCTCCGTTAACATGCATACCTCTTTTGAAGGAGAACAACCCACCATGCTCTATTTCTAAAGAACTCCCGTTAGCGTGTCTATACCTAAATGTGTAATCTGCTTTGGGAACTTCATTCCGAATCCATTTTGATATTTTAGGATTACGAGCTACTTCTTTATTTATCTCACTCATATGATACTTAGCCATAGTATCACTGTAAGATAAATATAAAACTCTAGTATCTGTTTTTGCCTTCAGTAGTAACCAGACAGCGAAAGCGTGTCCTAAAATAGTGCTTTTGAAGTGGGCACGAGGTAACACCGCAGTATAGTTGCTCCCCTCGTTAACTGTAGCTTCTAATTCCTCACACAAAAACTGTACGTGCCAAGCCTTAAACAGTTCTGGACGTTCAAAACTTAAGCTCCAGACATCACGAACGAATTCCCAAAATGACCCTACGGAAACCTTGTCACTGTTTTTTATCCCTGTAGAAAGAAGACCAAATGCTTCTTTAAGAGTTACTACTTCGGTCGGCATTTTGCTCCTCTGTAGACACTAGTATTTTTAATTTATTTGCAATTTTAGATAGCAACTCTCCATCATCAATTGCATCAACCAAAACTCTCATAACCTCTTGGACAAACTGTAAGTTAATCAGCCCTTCTAGTACTCGCCGTTCCCCCTGTATACCTACATCAGCGGCTCTAACGGCATCTAAAGCTCTGGTAAAGTTTAGATTACCTAACTCATTAGAGGCTTTTTCTCTAATGTCTGTATAAATTTTAAGTTGTTCATCCTGTATTTGAAATGCTTTATTAACTTCACTTTGAACTATTTTATCATTGGTTTGCGTAGTAACTTGAGTTCTCTTATCGTCCCAATCAAATTTTCTAGCCCACGCATAGATAGTTGGGGGTCGAACGCTTACACTATAGTTAGTAGACAGGTGTTCGGCTATTTCCCTAGCACTCATACTATTAGCTACATATAATTCCATACCTTTTAGACGTACTGCGACCGGTATATTTTTAGGCATTATACCTCCTGTTAGTCATCAAACTCAATCTCTCTATCTTTGTAATCCATCTCTCCTATATCCGGTTGTTCCGCAGTCCCGTAATGATATGCTGCGTGTTCTGGGTTTTGAGAATCTATACTTCCCCCGTAAGGGCTTCCATCTGGTTGGAGTAACTTGCTAAAATCCATATGATCTGTTTTATTAGTGGCTGCGTTAAAGCAAGCTGGCACTTTAAATTTGGCTCCGTTAGAAAAGAAATTTTTGAAGTCCACCCCAATCTCGTCTCTCGTACACATACCCTTCCAAACATTGGATTTTTCAGCAATGGGTTTATAGTTGTTGTTCTTCAGTATTGTTCCCGTAGTTCTTTGTGTATCTTCAAACTGTTTATTATGGATACAAGCAAAATATTTACACCAGATAACTACCCCGTGTTTATTTTTTAAATCTTCTAGGGTAGCTCCTTCGGGAAACCTATCTTCATAGACTGTGGGGGCATCCTCTTTAGAGCCACCCCTAGACACATACATCTTAAACTTATCTACCATCTCTTTTCCTCCATAGAGCTATACAAGCAGCATCGGCATAATCTTGTTCGGGAAATACTTCCCCCCACTTAGAAATAGCAAATGCCATTATATCGCTTTTCTTAGCGTTACCTTTACCCACAATTATCTTTTTCCATACTTTATTATCCACAGAAGCAAATGGAGTACCTGACCTATGTAATTGTAGTTTTACTCCCGCTACTACCGACGCAATAGCTATAGTGGCTTTCGCATTTTGGATGTATATAGCGGACTCTATCGCTGCTGTGCTTATATTTATTATACCCGGATAAGCTTCAAACTTGTCAAGTATCTCATAAAACCTAACTTCATAATTCTTATCCGTGCTATCAAACTTTTCCATAAGCACTATATTTTCTTCGGAATCCAGAAGTGTTAAGTGTATAGCTTTAGAAGAACAGTCGAATCCTGCTATCATTCTGAATCCTTATACGCTTGCGTTCTAAGAGATACTATCCTAGAGACTGTCGCAAATGCAGAAGTATAGAGTTTTAGCTGCCCCAATAACCTAGTATGCAGAGTTGTGACATCTATAACGTCTCGCCTCAATTTAGCTAGGGACTCTCTGGATAGCATAATTTCCCCACGCAACTGCTCTTTAGTTGGTTTACGCTCGCCTTTTCCTATATGATCTTCTGCGACTTGATACATAGCCACATTATACCCCTCATCGAACTGGGCTTCCATAGCCCCTTTGCGAGCTTCTATGTCCGCAACATGTTGTTCTAGTAAACTTTTGTACCCACCGTATATTCCTAAGTACTCCTCTAGTTTGGTTATAGAAGCGTGTATAACATCTGAAAATTTCAAATCTGCGTCTGGGGTGTCCAACGACATTCCAAACGTAGGGATACTTAAATTCCCTATGTAGTTCTCTGCGTTATCTGTAGCATTCGTATAACTCCAGCGTTTTTTCATACCTCCACCTTCCTGCAATCACACCAATTGTTACCAGTACATTTTTCTGGGGGGGCTTTCAGGGACATTATACGATTACACCTGTCTTTCAGTTCCCCCCAAAGCTTCTCATCTTTATCAAGTTTAAAACATTTCCAAGCCTGTGTGTTTTTATTTTCATACAGTACATATCCATGCTTGTAGCCCCCCATATTTAGGTAAAGCTGGAGTTGGATTAGGTGTTCCGGTTTAGGGGCTTTTAGTTTTTTATAGTCTTCCTGCTTGATAGTTTTCAACTCTACTGGGACAGGATCATCTGGGAATACTATAAAGTCTATCCTACCTGAGATAGGTGGTTCCTGAGTTTTGATAGGGAGTTCCCTAGACACCAGAATTTTTACGTTGTTTAGGTACCTCTCGAACCTCTCTTCAAACGCCCCGCCTACATCAAAAATTCGTTGTACTCTAGGAGGGATAGTACTACCTAACAACATACCATTGTATGCCATGTACATATACCGATCACACTTGTTACCCAGCGTGGATGGATAGAATACACCTGTTCTTGGGGGAGAGTTTTCACTTCCCATCGCCTCCTCTATAAGAGAGGGTAACCCTAGATCAACCCTGATGTCAGGGGTCACTATGCTATTTGATTTTGATATCT